TAATTCCAGTGACGGATAACTCCGCTGACGATAAAACAATTGGTGACAAGATAGGATACAAAAATGCAGGTACGAATACCTGCAATGTAATTATCATAGGGTCCTGTCTTGTCATCAGAGAATGACCCTAGGGAATACTTCCAGACGTTAAGAAGACGCTTTAACACTGTCTCGTGTATAGCAAGGGACACCAGCAGGGTCTAACCATTTGGCATACTCAAAGTCTTCAATAGCAAGGAGCAACTGATCACCATTATCAAAGAGATAGATGTCAGTATACTTCTTTGTATACTCGTTTGCTTTTTGCAAACGAAAATCAGGTTTGCCATTCAATTGAATGTGACCCTTCTGCACATAGCGATAGGGAAACCTCTCGTGAATCACAGTAGTCTTGGTCGTTGCGACTGACTGCGGATCAAGATCATTCATGGTCGTCTGAGTGTCTTCAAATATGATAGCACATCCTCACGGATCCACAACAGTTCGTGGTAACATTTCTGGGAATGAGCACATGCCCTCAGTTTAGGATCAGGTTCTAGCACACTCTCTATGAAAATGTCCAGTCCTCTATTCCATTTGTCGTCCTGTGTCTCCATGTATCTCCTTAGGTAAAATTAAACCAACCTGTAATGATCATCTTCTCTGCTGTATCAGACACCCTACCACGATGGTGGAATGTCCAATCTGCTGGCCAGATCACAGTGTATCCACGCTGCGCTGGGACATACTTCTGTTGGTGATACCATTCAGTGCCACCATCAGGGACATCATTTAGATATGTCATGAAGACTAAATGTCGGTGAGCGTTTCCAGGCAGAGAGTTAGACCTTTCGGTATGCCACTGCTTGAATCCACCACCTTTAGGATACCACTGCATAGACAGTGGCTCCACTACTTGAAATCGTGAGGTCTCTGCGAAAGGAAACCTCACAATATACTGATTTAGGACATCTTGAAGTGCCTTCATATAGTTTTGCACTTGAGGGCAGTTAAGTTGAAATGGAACATGTAGATCAGTAGAGTGTTTATACTCCTTGTCTACTTCAATTTCACCCTGCCTCATCACGCGACCTTCATGGTAATTCAAGATGGTTTGATTATGCCAGAAATCTTCAAGTCCCGTCACAACGGATTCATCAATAAAATTACCCCATATAAAATCAGTACACTCATCATCAAGTGGGGTGCAGACGTTACCTTTATAAATTGTGATTTCTTCTTTAAGCATAAGTATCCCGACCAGGGTAAAGTTTAGGTCATTTCCAAGACGCCATCGGCAATCATGTTATCAATGAGAATCGTATAGTCCTCCTCAACATCCAGTCCCCAAAAGTGGACGTGACGTGCGCTCTTGTCACTGTAAAAGCGACAGAGTGCTGAGAAGAGGGGAGGATACTCTGTGTCAAGGGCAATGTTACCATTGACAGTCTCCTTCAGAATTTGCATAGAATCTGCAAAGCGATCTCTAACAGTCATGACTGACTCCTATTCGGTTTTCCAACATGCACCCTAGGGTGCAACGATCCAGGATGGATTCGAACCATCGACCGACTGCTTAGAAGGCAGTTGCTCTATTCCACTGAGCTACTGGACCTTAAGCATTTACACGAACGATTGGGTCACCCTCCCACATAGTCCTCTTAACCTTGTCAACTTTGCCTCGTAGGTTAAACGAAACGATGGTGCGTGGTCTGTCTGACTCATTGGGTAGTGCCTCATGTGCAATGGTTGCTGGAAAAATAACCATGTCACCTTCTTTAACAGGTGGGACGAAGGACTGTAACCTACCGCTCCAAGGATTATTGAAAGGTGAAATGAATTGCGTGGCTTGATGGAGTTGTGGATCAAAGTCCACATACATTACTGCTGACCATCCACTGTGTCCATGATTGTGTAGACCGTGCTTCTGACCTTTGTATGATGTTTGACACCACATGTCAGTAAACTCGGTGCGTCTACGCTCAGTAAACTCAGCAATGTATGGCTCGATAATATCAATTACCGTATCAGCGTAAGGTGGCAACTCCCACTCTGCCTGATGAAAGAAGTCTGTGTATTGCTCACCATTAGAATCTAAATGCTCTTGCCCAAAGATAGGCAGAGCACTCATGATCTTTTCTTTATTCTGTTTCCAATTCTGTATTTCATAGTGTGCAATCGGAACTGAGAATAAAGAATGAATCATTTAGATGCTTCAGAGTATTGTTTGATCTTGTCTGCAAGGACTTCACCTCGTAGGAGATCTCCTGCTGCTAAGGCTTCATGTAGTTGGTCTACTAGAAATTCGATTGTGTAATTAATCTCATCAATCTCCTCAAGAAATTGATTTTCCATGGTAGGTCTCCACTTCCCTTAACTTGCTAATTATATATGCTCAATAGGTTGACTGTCAACCCCAAAGTGTTTGATAAACCATTCGGCATCCACTACCACGAGTGCTTGCTTCCTATTCTTTTTCATGAAGAGGATGGGTTCGTAATTTCCAGAGTTAGCACATGCCTGATCGTAAGCATCATACACATTCAACTTCTCTACATTTTTACACTCGATACTAAAAGGAAATTTCTTCCTAGCATCTCGTGCCATGATGAGATCTTCTCCACCAGCACCCATGCTGCGAGACTCAATGTCTTCAGGGTGGACATCCCTATGCTCAATGAGCATGTCTCTCACCCACTTCTGGAAGTTTCTACCCTTTGCTTTCGCACTCTGTGGTTTCACTTAGGTATCCTCTCATCAAGTGCTTCATGAATAATTTGCTTCAACTCAATACGTTCTTCTGCTGTAAAGATTGTCCTTACCTTGACAGGCATAGGTGCATAACTACTAGGTTTCTTTGATTTGCCAGGGAGACTCATGCCCTGTGTGTCGATCTTATTCAATGACATCTTCTTCAGTCTCCTTCTTGAATCCAAACGGCGAAACTTTATCTTCTTCTAGTCTCAACTTAAGTGCAACAGCACCCAGAGACTCCATTACTTTGAGGATGTCTTCGGTCTTAGCATCACCGCCTAACTCTTTAGCAACATACCAATACTTTTCCCAGAAAGTATCTCCTGCTTTCTTGTAATCATCTAACGTTAATAGTTTCATATAAAAGTATAATAAAAAAGAGGGGTTACCCCCTCTTACTTAGGTCACTTGCTGTAGGTCTTTCCACGGTAGCAGAAAGTCCCGTGAGACTCTTTGCTTTCCACACAACGTGTGTCATACTTTACACCGCGATATGTGGTGTGAGTAATCTGTGCGTTATGCAAGGCAGATGCCTTGTGAATTTGCTTGCGAATGAGGTTAAGTGTGTTCATGAGTTCGTCTCCGAAGTTAGGGTTTTTAATCCCCGTTCCTTCAATCGTGTGCGTCCCAATAACACTCAGGGACAGATTCCTTTACGGTCTCTATCAACTCTACCTTAAAAGCATGTGAGAGATCCTCATTTGCTTTCATTTTAAGCATGATTGTATCAGCTTGTTGGCAGGTGAGTGATGAATACAGAAGTAATTCAAACATGGGATCAACGCTCCGTTGCGCGACTTACTTGCGTCCCACCCAAGAGTGGGATGAACGTGTTGTCATGATAGCATGACATTACTATTTATGCAACCCCCTACTTCTTTCGTTTCTTTTTGCGACGATGGTAGGGAGTGTTACTAATGGGCTTGGTATTCTTTAAGTCCTTCTTGAGTTTCTTCAAGAAGGATAAGTGGTCCCTGATACCATGTATCGGGGTTTTCGGAATACCAGTCGATTGTGTCTCGTTTGTATACAGGGACCTCGCTTGTCTCTTCCAATTTCTTCTCGGCATCGTGATGTGTATCTGGATACACCTTGGGTATCCGTATCCATGTTGTAATTTTATAGCTTAAACCCGCTAAAAGTTTCCGCACTAACATCCTGCTTGATTCCCCCAACGACATAGGATTCAATCTCAGTTTCCTGAGGGGCATTTTGTTGACCCTTGCTATTTAGCCAGTGCTCTGTCCAAGGCAGAGGATTGTTTTTAGCAGGGATATCGAAGGCGGGTGCTAGTCCGATTGCTTTCATACGACGATTAGCAATCCATTCCACGTATTGAGAAAGCAGACGCTCGTTAAGACCGATCATACTACCATTCTCAAACAAATATTTTGCCCACTCTTTCTCTTGGGCAACTGCGTCAAGGAACATCTGACGCACTGTCTCTTCCTCTTCCTGAATGATCTGCTGCATCTCAGGATCGTCACCCTTCTTCCACTTGTAGAGGATCTTCTGGGTCAATGCGAGGTGCTGTGACTCGTCCCTGGCAATAAGGGAGATAATTTTTGCAGAACCTTCCATGAGTTTAAGTTCA